AAGTTATTCGCAGGCATGACCGCTGTATGGTTGAGCAGGCGTCTAACAGAGTCCTTGACGGTATACGTGATGTAGCTACCCGGCTTAATGCCGGTGATATTTACTTTTGCGATTGCTGCGAGGACTGCATAAGGGAGTTTGGTCTATATCGCTGGGACGAAAAAGCGATTGAAGACCGACCCCTAAAAACCGACGACCACGCTATGGACGATGTACGTTACTTCGTTCGTGCCGCGTTTGCGCCGTCGAGATTTAGTTTTTAAGGAGGTGAGTTAAATGCCTTTATTCAAAAGACCTATTGAGCATGAGCTCTTTAATTTAAGCTTGAAAGCCGGTAGACCTATTACCGAGCTCCAGTTTTACGCGGCTGAGCTCACCAGCTGGGAGCATTCCCCCGAACGAAAGGAAATGCTCGACGGCGACCGTTATTACGTGGGCGACCACGATATACTGAGACGCCAGCGCACCGCTATCGGTCCTGACGGTCAGCTTATGCCGGTACCTAACCTTCCTAATACCCGTATTGTTGATAATCAGTACGCGAAACACGTGGACCAGAAGGCCAACTACCTCCTCGGTCAGCCTATTTCCTTTGATTGCGAGAATACTGAGTACGCATTGCAGGTTAAGAAAGTTCTCGGCAAGCGCTTTATGCGTGTTATGAAAAATGCAGGTGTTGAGCTGCTTAACTCCGGTATCGCTTGGCTCTATCCCTACTATAACCGCAATAACGAGCTTGCGTTCAGGCTTTTCCCCGGCTATGAGATTCTGCCCTTTTGGGCAGACGCCGCGCACACCGAGCTTGATTCTGCATTGAGACTCTACCCGGTCGAGGAATATGCAGGACCGGAAAAGAAAATCGTTAAGAAGGTTGACATCTTCAAGCCGGACGGTGTAAGAACGTACATATTTGAGGACGGCGTGCTTACCCCTGACCCTGATAGCGCAAAGCAAAGCTATGTGGTCGTGGACGGTAAGCCTTTTAACTGGGAACGCTTCCCGCTTATCCCTCTCAAGTATAACGCGAAAGAGATTCCCCTTATTCGCCGCGGCCGCTCGCTGCAGGACGCAATCAACCTCTTGCAGTCTGACTTTGTAAACAACATGCAGGAAGATGTACGCAATACTATTCTTGTATTGAAGAATTACGACGGTCAGGACCTCGGCGAGTTCAGACGCAACCTTATGACCTATGGCGCTATTAAGGTCCGTTCGGTCGAAGGTAAAGACGGCGGCGTCGATAGCCTTGAGATTCAGGTCAACTCTGATAACTATAAGACTGTCCTCGAGCTGCTTAAAAAGGCTCTCATTGAAAACCTGCGCAGCTATGACGCTAAAGACGACCGTCTCTCCGGTACGCCTAATCAGATGAACATTCAGAGCATGTACTGTGATATTGACCTTGACGCTAACGCCATGGAAACTGAATTGCAGGCAGCATTTGAAGAGATTCTCTGGTTTGTGAATACCTACCTTGCGAGCGTCGGTCTTGGCTCTTATGATAATGAGGATATTAACGTTATCTTTAACCGTGATATTCTGATTAACGAGTCTGAGGCAATCGACAACTGCACAAAGTCGGTCGGCCTTATCTCCGATGATACCATTGTTGCTATGCACCCGTGGGTAGACGACCCTGCGGCCGAGCTTGAGCGCATTAAGGCCCAGAAGGAAGAGGCGCAGAACGCTGACCCCTACCGCGCGGCCTTCGAGCAAGCGCAACAGCAGCAAGGCGGTGTTGTAAATGAGGAATGACGCTTACTGGGCTAACCGTATGCGGATTCTTGAAGAATCCCTACTCAATACCGGCTACGACTACGTAAAAAACCTTGAAAAGCAGTATGACGTCGCGGTTAAGAGCATAGAGTCTCAAATCTCGGTATGGTATCAGCGCTTTGCTAAAAATAATGATATATCCCTCGCTGAGGCGCGCAAGCTACTCACTACGCAAGAGCTAAAGGAGTTCAAATGGACCGTTGAAGAGTATATAAAATACGGTCAGCAGAACGCAGTCTCTCAAGCGTGGATGAAGCAGCTTGAAAACGCCTCAGCGAGAGTGCATATATCAAGGCTTGATAGTCTTAAAATCCAGCTTCAGCAGCAAGCCGAGGTTTTACATGGTTCACAGTCTGAGGCTCTTAATTCGGCTCTTGCAGAGCTTTACGAACGAGGCTATTACCATACAGCCTTTGAAGTTCAAAAGGGCTTAGGAGTCGGCTGGTCGCTTCACGGATTGACCGACGAGGCGATTAAGAAGGTACTCTCGAAACCTTGGACCCTTGACAGTCAGACTTTCAGTGACCGGATATGGTCTAATAAGCAGACGCTTGTAAATACAGTCAATACGCAGCTTACTCAGATGATTATGAGAGGCTCGGCACCCGACAAAGCTATTAAGGCTATTGCTGAACGCTTTTCCGTGTCTAAGTCTCAAGCGGGGCGCTTGGTAATGACTGAGAGTGCGGCCTTTTCTAATATGGCTCGCAAAGACTGCTTTAATGACCTCGGCGTTGAGAAGTTTGTCGTTGTTGAGACTCTCGACAATGAAACCTGCTCCCTCTGCGGTCAGCTTGACGGCAAGGTTTTCCCTATGAGTGAGTACGCTGTCGGCGTAACCGCGCCGCCTTTCCACCCTTGGTGCCGTGGAACTACCGCCCCGTACTTTGAGGACCTTGAGGGCTTGGGCGATAGATATGTGCGGGACGCAGGAGACTCGCGGTATGAAGTACCTAAGGATATGACATATTCCGAGTGGTACAAGAAAACAGTCGAGCCTGATAAGGAGTATTCCTTAAAAGTGCGTATGAATAAGAACTACTCTTATGACCGCAGTCTCTACGAAAGGTATGGGGCTCTACTCGGGTCCTCGCGTATGCCAAAGAGCGTTACAGCTTTTCAGCGCATGAAATACCAGCAGCCCGATAAATGGAAGCAGCTGCAAAGAGAGTATAAGACAATTAACAAAATCACAAATAAACCGTCTTACTCGGAAGCGTACCGTAAAAAGATGATTGACGCCTATTATGATTTTAGGTCGTCCGGTATTGAAATGACGGACCACTCGCTTAACCGCTTCCTTGGCCAGAAGGCGCGCAAGACCCCGTTTACAAAATCGGATATTTGTGATATAATGAATAAGGATATTAACTACTTACAGGAAACGGACGGCCGTATGGTGCGGCATTATCCTCCTCTTTCTGTTATTACGGACGCTAATACAGAAGAGGTTGTTAGTATAGTAGTTGATAGAAAGAATCCTAAATCAGATTGGAGTGAGTGGACAAAATGAAGGCCTTAGCCGAAGTAATTGAATACCTGAAAAAGTTCTTGGCTGACGAGACTGCTGACGCGTGGGCTGTGTCCTACGAGCTTCCCGGTTTTATATCGGACCGTTATGACGACATTAAAACGCATGCGCCTAAAGCCGCAACGCTGCTCAATGATGACGTCATTGACTGGTGCGCTGCACTCGACTATGAAGACAGCGAAGATTGCATATCTGAGAGCACGTTTAGAAAGAACTTGCAGAAAGCTCTAAAACAGCTCCAGAATTGAGTTTTATTTTAAGGCTTAGATTTACCCGCCTTTAAGATTAAAACTCGCCACGGAGCTCCGTGGAGCTCCAGAACAACTAATAATGATTGAAGCACCCCTACCGTTGAGGTAGGCGGTGCTTTTTTCATACAAAAAATACCGCTACGAGCAGCGGACAATAAGAGGCTCGCCGCAAAACCGGGACTGGCCGGATAAAAAGGATAGCGGAGACAGGAGGAAACTATGTTAGACTGGCTGAAAACTATTTTGGGAGACGCCTACACTGAGGAAATCGACAAAAAGGTCTCTGAGGAAATCGGCAAGGGCTTTGTTGCGAGAGCGGACTTCAATACGCTCAACGCTGAAAAGAAGGCTCTGGCTGATACCGTAAAGGACCGGGATAAGCAGCTTGAGACCTTGAAGGCCTCTACTGGCGATGTCGAGGCATTGAAGACTCAGATTGCTACGCTCCAGACTGAAAATGCAACCGCAGCAAAGGCCCACGAGGACGAAATCAAGCGCCTCAGAATCGATACTGCTGTTGAGCTCGCTCTGTCTGCGGCAAAAGCTAAGAACGTGAAAGCGGTTAAGGCGTTGCTCGACTTGGAAAAGGCCGAACTTGCTGACGACGGTACCGTTAAGGGCCTCGAAGACCAGATTAAAAAGCTGGCTGGCGCGGCTGATAGCGGCTTCTTGTTTGAACAGCAGGACCCTAAGAAGAAAGACTTTAAGGGCTTTAAGCCCGGCGAGAGCGGGGACGGCGGCAACGGCGAAGGCATGACCCTTGAGAAATTGAGAAAAATGTCTCCTTCCGAGCGCTATACCTACTCTATCAACAATCCTGAAGAATACAAAACTTTATATGGAGGGACTAAATAATGGCTAACGTTTTTTACGACAACTTTTATCTGTCCAACGAGATTGAGGACCAGTTTAATTCTCATCTCGACATGCAGAGCTTCTGCACTGTGGACAACAGCCTTGAAGGCACTGCGGGTATGACCCGTAAGATTAACTGCTACATGGCTACTGACGGTACTGAAAAGCTCGGCACCGGCGAAGGCAACACTAAGAGCATTGAGGTAAGCTACACTCCTCAGGAATACAAGATTCTGCTCGCTCAGAACAGATTTGCGTACCACGATGAAGAGGCTATGGCTGACCCCATGGTTGTGCCTGTCGGCACTAAGCACGCAGGTACTGACCTGTTCAACACTGTAAACGCTGACATCTTTGCTGAGTTCAATAAGACTACTCAGACTGTGGAGGCAGCTTCCTTTGGCTTCGACGCATTCGTTGACGCTGCTGCTGTTCTCAATATCGAGAATCTGGAAGGCGTTACTATCTTCGGCTTTGTCTGCCCTGCAGATATGGCTAAGGTACGTAAGGCTCTCAAGGAAGACCTCAAGTACGTTGAGGCTTTTGCTAAGCAGGGCTATGTCGGCACTGTCGGCGGCATCAATCTCTACACTAAGAAGGACGCTGTTGCGGGTACCATCGTTATCGGTACTAAGGACGCGGTTACTCTCTTCAATAAGAAGGGTACCGAAATCGAGCAGGAGCGCGACGGCAATATCCGTAAGAACACCATCTACAGCCGCAAGTATTACATTGCTGCTTTGACTGACGAGACTAAGGCCGTTAAGATTACTGCTACTGCCTAAGTAAGAGAGGAGCTTGTCAATGGATATACTCGCGACCGTAATTACCAGACTTGCAGCTCTGGGCTACTCAGTTCTTGATACTGATACCGCAGCTTTAGAGTACAATATCTCTAAGGCTGAGGCGCAGCTCAAAGCAGAGACGAATCAGCGCGAGGTACCGGAAGGCCTCTTTTATGTCTGGGTAGATATGGCCGCGGGCCTGTTCTTAACGGACAAGAAGGCCGCCGGAGCTTTGGCTGAGGTTTATGACTTCGACGCACCGGCTAAGAGTATTTCCGAGGGCGATACTTCTGTTACCTTCGCAATCGCTGATACCGGCTCTTTTGAGGACCAGTTTGACGCTATGCTTGCGAAGATGATTACGCCTGACCCCGACCTCATTATCGCGTATAGGAGGTTGGTATGGTGAATGGCTATAAGAACGCTCTTAGAAAGCTCTGGAATGGCTCCTGTGACGTCTTTGTCAGAGAGACGGTAGTTAATAAGGATAACGGCAGAGACGAGCCTGTGGAGACCTGTGTGCTCCGTGGTGAGTCCTGCCGTTTGTCCTTTAGCACTGTTACCGCTACGAGTGAAAACAACGAGGCGGCTTTGGTAAAGCAGGTCGTTAAGTTGTTCATCTCAAAGGACGTTACTATTCCCGAGGGCTCAAAAATTGTCGTGACGCAGAATGGCGTTTCGGCAAATTACCGCCGCTCCGGTAAGCCTGCTGTTTACAGCACTCATCAGGAGCTTGTGCTTGAGCACTTTAAGGAGTGGGCGTAATGGCGCGCTGGGGGCGAGCTGATTACTCGCAGCTTCGAGCCTTCGCTCAGGCAATCGAAAAACTGAGTGACTCTGAGATGGACGCCCTTTGTGAGGCTTGCAGTAAAGCCCTTGCGGCTCGGCTCTTGGCCTTGGTTATTCCCGCAACGCCTGTCGGCAAGTACCCGAAGAGCTCCGGTAAAAAAGGCGGTACTCTCCGTCGTGGCTGGGGCGCTAAATCAGGAACAGCTGCCGCAGGCTATGCGAACTCTTTGCAGGTTAAGAAAACCGGTAATACGTATACAATCGAGATTATCAATCCCGTTGAGTATGCGTCCTATGTAGAGTTCGGCCACCGCACGCCGAGCGGCGGCTGGGTAGAAGGTCAATACATGCTGACTATCTCGGAAGAAAAGCTCAAGCGCGTCGCTCCTTCCGTGCTTGAGAAAATGATACTGCAAAAATTGAGGGAGGTTTGTGATGTCGGAAATTAACACAAATATAGTGCTGGACGGTATCACGCTGGCCCTTCGAGCGGCCTATCCTGACAGTAAAATTGAATCTGAAACCGTAGAGCAGGGCCTCAAGGCGCCTGCTTTTATTGTGCTTTTAGTCAATGCTGAGCAGGTAGCGCAAGTCGGGCCGCGTTATAAACGGCTCCCGCGCTTTGATATTCTCTACTTCCCTAAAAAGGGACGTGAAGAGTGCTATGCCATTGCAGACGAGCTCTGCGGAGTTCTCGACCTCATTACTTTACCGAGCGGCGATATACTGCGTGGTACGGATATGAGCTTTGAGGTCTCGGAGGGTGTTCTGCATTTTCTTGTTTCCTACAATCACTTTGTCTACCGTAAGGAAGATGAGACGATGATGGAAAAACTCAAACTAATGCAAGGAGGAAACTGATATGGCAAAAGAAACGGCAGCGGCGAAACCTGCTGCAATTAAATACTCTAAGGAGCAGCTTATCAGGTCCGACCGCTATATGAA